TTGTTGAATCCTACTCTACGCAATATATCAACAGCAATAACAGAACTGCCAGTTGCTCCAGTAGACCCGTCTAAAATTACTCTTGGAAAATTTTTAAAATACATTATCAATATCCTTGTTCGATTAATTCAGAATCCAGCAGTGTCATCTCTTCGAACGTGAGAGAAACGATCATGTTCGTAGGAGCCCCTGTACTTTTAAATGTCGAAAACGATCCAGCAGATGCGTAGTCAACATTAATTTCTCTTAACGCACATCTACCTATCCTGTTGATCCAGTCGTTTTCTACTACTTCTCCATATTCATTTACTGTTTGATATTCAATTTCAAACTCGGCGGGGAAGTTATAAAACGCACCTTGGCCCTTCGATTTGTTGAGGGTAGGATAAGCGTGTTTCTTAAACGCTTTAATTATTTCATAAGCCCTTACGGATTCTTCTTCATTTCTAGGAGAAAAGTTAAAGTTAAATTCAAATTTTCTAGAGATAGGTTCCCGAAACATCAATTGTTTTCTGGGGTTTGGCATGATTCGAGCCCCTGCCATCAAATAAGCATCGATGTTTGTATTTAATCCTATGAACCCAGCAATACTGTCCACAATTCTTGGTGCCTTTTGTATAAGCGCCTTTGCCGCTAATCCCTCCCAAGTATTTAATAGGTTTTGCATAAAGGATAAGTCTTGTTGTTCATATTCTACTAATGAAAGTGATTGAACTTTCTGTGGCATATAAAGAGCAATTGTGTCTTTTTGTTTTGTTCTTGCTTCTCCAAACCTTGCTAACCTTCCGGTTTCGTTAAACACCTTATTTTCATACGCTTCTTGGGCTTCTGTGACTGCATCTGTTGCATCTGCATAAGTTTGCAGCCCCTCGGCCTCCTCTGGTGTCAACGATACATCTTCTGCAATTGCGCCACCGGCATGGAAACCTAAAACTGCTGCACCACCCATACCAGCCAGATTGATCAAAGTTCCCCATTTTCCAAGTCTACCGTTTGACAGACTCGTTAATGCTCTGGTTCCCATATATCCACCAACAGCACCCGCTCCAACACCTGCTAAATTGCCGGTAAATATTTTACCTTCTGCTGACTCCACACTCTCAAGGACATCTGGCGTTAAGTTTTCAACACCAGCATGAATATCGTTGTATATGTGAAATACCATCATGTGTGTATGTTTGTCTGTCCCCAGAGTTAAAGGAAAATCCAATCTGGTGGATGTGTCATATATGTCTGTTGCCGATATATTCCCTAAAAAATCTGATTGTAAATTTCTAACGGAATCGGTTGCAACCGGATGGTGTGAGTTTTGATTATTTTGCCTTATTTGGCCAAGAAAATCTTGATTCATATATGATGGAAATGGCATTGTTTAATTCTTCCTTATAATGTGGGGAGATATATAATATATATGGCATATAAAGGACGATATAAACCAAACTGCCCAGAAAAATATATTGGTAATCCAACCAATATTATTTATAGAAGTCTTCTTGAGAGAAGATTCATGGTATATTGTGATAAGAAGAGTAGTATACTTGAATGGGGATCTGAAGAGGTTATAGTTCCATATAAATCACCAGTTGATAATAGGATGCACCGATACTTTGTAGATTTCATAATAAAACTGAAAAATAAAGATGGGATAACAGAAACTCTACTAATAGAAGTTAAACCAAAGAAGCAATGTTCTGCACCCAAAAAACCTAAAAAGAAAACAAGGACATACCTCAACGAAATAAAAACTTGGGGAGTCAACAGTGCAAAATGGAAGGCTGCAACCGAGTACGCAGAAAATAAAGGGTGGAAATTTATTATAATGACAGATGAAACTTTGGCTCCTTAATTTGGCATACATATTTACATGCCTGAAGAATCAGAACATCTAGGACCAGCCTCAGCCGGGGCCATATATGCAGCACCAACATCCATTGGTAGTTTGGTGGCATCGCCGGACATAATTCTCAGTCGTAAAAATGTTTTTGATGCCCTTGATGAGATGTTCTTAGAAACAGGATTTGCTCGCGGATCACAACAAGCAATGGAATGGTATAGAAGTCTTGTCCGCGAAATGTTTGAAATGACAGACCTTTCACCAGAAGAGACTGTTTTGAGAGACAAAACAAGACTGATTCAAAAAACAGGATATAAACGAGTTGGTGGGATGTATTTGTTTAACTACTTCCCAAAAACTAGATCAAAATTAAAATACTATGATACAGTGCCATTGGTTTGGATATTAAAATTTTATCACGATGGGTTTTTGGGGTTAAATTTACATTATCTTGCTCCATCGATGAGAGCAAGATTTTTCCAAATAGTACGCACAAGAATGCGTGGGTCTATTGAAAATAAATGGTCTAGATTAGAACTCCCATATTCTATGTTAAAAGATAACAGACACTTTAGATATTATAGACCGTGTATCAAACGGTACAAAACAAACCGCATTGGTTCTAGAATATTACACATTTGGCCTAAAGATTGGGATTTAGCAATCCATTTACCAATCGAACGATTCAAAAAAACGAATAGATATTTTGTGTGGATGGAAAGTAGACAAAAACTAGTAGAAGAAAAACAGGGAGTAGCAGAACAATGACATCATTTTTACCAGAAATTGATACAAGCATCAACCTTCCCCTTGTGGGAAATGTTGATTTGTTTGGAAGTGGTTCTAATGTGCCAAATGCGATTGATACTCTTGTGGCCAGCATATCCCACAAGAAACTTTCATACCCATTCAAATATGAAATTTCATTTTCCGCAGTCGATCCAATGTCTAACTTAAGATTAGCAGTGTCCTGTGAGAATGTGACAATGCCAGGAAAAACAATTACAACTCAGGAAATTAAAACACACGGGCCCGTAGATGAAATGCCATATGAGGTTTCCTATTCGGGAGATGTCGAGGTAATGTTTAAACTGGCCGGAGATTATTTTGAACGAAATATATTCGAGAAATGGCAAAATAAAATTGTAGATCCGAAAACAAATAACCTTGGGTATAAAGACTCATATGTTTCTGAAGTTCAAATAACCCAATTAGACCAGCAAGACCAACCAATTTATCATCTTATACTTGAAGATGCTTTTCCAAAAACAATACACCCACTTGAACTTGGAGATGAGAAAGAAGGAATACAAAAACAAACTATTAGTCTTTCATATCGTCAATGGAGAATGAAAGCACCCGATGAAGTTGGGTTCCTGCAAGGTGTTATAAATAGATTAGACCTACGAGGAAGATTGAACAGAAAAATTGATGGCATGTTTGGTGGAACCATACCAATGACACCCACCGCAATAGGCGGAACTGTACTTAATCTCCCATGGGGACTCGACCCCGAGCAGATAACAAATCAGGGTGGGGTTGCAATATCAAATTTCTTTGGCGATATACTTGGATAACTGAAACTTAATTAATGGAGAATATTATGACACTACCAACAATAACTTTACCAAAATATAAATTAAAATTACATTCATCAGGAAATGCTGTTTCTTTTCGGCCATTTGTCGTAAAAGAAGAAAAAGTATTAATGATCGCAATGGAAAGTGGTAACTTTAACATGATTGTAACTGCAATCAAAGACACAGTGAAATCGTGTACATTTGATAAAATTAATGTTGATGAATTACCAGTATTTGATTTGTGTCATTTATTCCTCAACATTCGAGCAAAATCTGTTGGTGAGACAGCAGAACCCATTTTATATTGCCAGCACTGTGATACACCCAATCCAGTTGAAATTGATTTAACAAAAATTAATATTGATGAAGACAAAGAACACACGAAGAAGATTTCGTTGGGTGGCGAATTGGGAATTGTTATGAAGTATCCTGTGTTGTCTGAAGATGTGGAGTCAGAAGAACAAGAACAAATATCGATTAAATCTATTGCTGATTGTGTCGATATCATCTATGAGGGAGATGCCATACATAAATCTTCTGAATATAAAGACGAAGAATTAAAAACGTTCATAGAAGGGTTAACACATAAACAATTTGAAAGTATTTTAAATTTCTTTTCTACTATGCCAAAACTACACCACGATGTCAAGTTTAAATGTGCCAAATGCGAAAAGGAAAACGAATTTGCATTGGAGGGACTTGGTGATTTTTTTCTCTAAGTCTCTCCCATGAAACGCTGATGTTGTATTACAAGTTAAACTTCCAAATGATGCAACATCACAAATATTCTCTTGAAGAGTTAGAGAATATGATGCCGTGGGAGAGAGAAATATACACAAACTTATTAATAGAACACATCAAAGAAGAAAATAAGAAAATGGAACAAATGAGCAAACAATAATGGAAGATAGAATTCGACAACTTGAAGATAAAATAATAGAGGCAAAGAAAAATGTTCGCTCGACTTTATCTATTGGCGAATTGAGCAGAGAATCAATTCGTGATGTTATTAAAGAAGTCTCAGAATCACAAGCAGAACTTAGTGCTTTGTTTGGAAAATCAGATAATGAACTGAAAGGATCCACCAATCTTCTCAAAAGTGAAATAAAAAAACTTATAGACGAAGGAACAAAAGCAGATTCGAAGCGGCTAAAGGACATCAGCAAACGAATACAAGAAATCGCAAAAGTAAGCACAGAAGTTGATGGTGCAGAGGGTGATTTTTTAAGCGAATACGCATCTATTGCCATGGGTGGTGTTGGTAAAGCAAGAAAACACGCATTAAGAGAAGAGAGATCTAAATCAACACAAGGATATGGAACAAGTATATTCACTACAATATTTGGAAGTAAGTTTGGTGGGTATTTAGCAACAGTTCCCGGAAGTAAAGGTGCGAATTCCCGCAAAAGGTCCCACGCAGAACTTCGTTTACGAATGGCAGAGTCCGATCTTGGTGTCGTATCAGAACAAAGTACAGATGATACGCCTGCTGAAAAAGAAGAAGTAAGAAGAAAACAAGAAGTACGAGTCCAAGAAGTAAAACAAAAAGAAAATGTTGTTATCGACTTGTTGGAAGAAATACGAGACATGGTTAAGCATCCTTCCATAATCATGGCAAACAGCGGTGGTGCAGCAGGGGCTGACGGTGACGACGGCGGTGGACTTGGCGACATCGCTACGATGGACAATGCCATAATTGCTGCAATGCTTGCAGGCCCAGTGGGGGGAGCAGCAAGATGGATTGCTAAAACCCGTGTCGGCCAATGGATGCTTGGTGGAGCGGCCACGGCGATAGGAGCAAGATTGGGAAGTTCTGCTGGTGGCGGCGGTGGTCTTGCCGCTCTTTGGGCCGGGTCCAGATCCGGGGCAGCGACAACAACAAGAATGGGTAGGTTAAGTGCTGGTGCAAAAGCAATTGCCTCCAGTAGTCGAATCGCCGGTGGGTTGATTTCTTTTGGTATCACAGAAACGTTATGGCAAATCGGTCAAGCAATGATTCGAGATGCAGAACACACAACAACTAAACTAAATGCAGCAATTAATTCATCAGGGTCATATATCGATCCAGAAGGCATAACAAGATCACTCACCAGTGGTACTGAAATGGATATGTTTGGGAACATAGTGCCAGGATCGGGTAGTGTCATTTTTGATCCTAATAGAACCCGAACATCTACGGGAAATGCCTGGCTCGACAGTCAATCCAATAATATAGAAATAGCAAAAAATAAATTAGATATTAACGAAACTCAAATAATAGAAACCATGAGGGCCGCCCTTGCAGCACGAAACAATGATGAACACGTTGAAGCAAATTCATTGATGGGCGCTGCTGAAGGTTTAATAGATGAGCGAGCCTATTTAGTCAGAGGTACTATGCCGAGAAATCAGAGCGACATAGTAAATGCTATGCATATGCATAAAAATAATTGGGGGGCCTCGCAACAAATCTTAAACAGCATTTACAACGATATGGGAATGTTTGAGAGTCAGGATAAGGCTTATGTGAATAGTCTAAAGCAACGAATGTGGTTTCTCAATCCAGAAAACGATTATTCATCGCACAAGTCTGATCGCGGGGGCCCAAGGGGAACGATATCAAGAGATCTCCTAAAAGAAAGTGGAATGAAATGGGTGCTTCCAAAATACGGCCGAGGATATTATGAGTTAGATCCAGGCATACAAAATTACCATAGACTATTAGAAGAGCATAACACAAAACAAAAAATTAAGCCGCAGTCAATGGGCCCAAACGTTAATGGCGTCCCGGGAGCAATTGCTCTTGATGTAAATGCATCAAATAGATTTATTGCATCGTTTGCTGGAGGCGGAACCATGCCCGGAACTGGGTTGGCTATTACAAATGCACCATCCGTTTCTGTCCAACAAAACACAAACTATAATGCCGATCCATATGATGAAACATCATTTATGGATAGGGAAAGAATTGCACTTTTAGATAACACACAACACAATCTAAAGGGATGGTCATAATTAAAAATCTCCACCCGATGAAAGGTGGAGATTCTTGACAAAACGATATATTAAAATATTAACTTTCGTTTGCCAATTTCTCAAAGTAGGACAATGCGTCATCATCATCAACAGTTTCACTGACGCTATTGCTTTCCTCTGATACTTTTGTGGAAGGAGATAACTGCTGTTCTGTGGTGGATTCTGCTGTTTCTGTGAATCTAATATTACCACCAAGGACAGTTTCAAGTTTAGTCTTCAATTCACCATAAGGTTTAAAGTTGGATGGGTCGTTGAACTCTGCCAGAGAATATTGCTTCTGCCACAATTCTTCAAGTTGTGCATCATCTCCGTCAAGTAGCGGTGATGCATCTTCAAATTCGCTCTTGTCGTAATTAACAAATCCTGCAACCTTACGAACCTTAAGGCGGAAGTTTGCACCACCCCAAAAATCAAACGGATTGATTGCAGTTTCATCTTCAAACTCTGGCTGCATCTTTTCCATAATCTTATCGAAAATCTTCTTACCGAATTTGTAGAGGAATATTTTACCCTCATTCTCAGGATTCTTGGGGTCAGAAACAACAAGAATATTTGAGTAGTAACTCAATCGACGCTTGCGATTTCTTGCAATATCCTTATCAGATTCAATACCACTATTCCATAGTTGGGTGTTCATCTCCGATACTGGGTCTTTTTCGCCAAGTGTAGTACGAGAGTTTTCGATGTACCAACCACCAGGTCCTTTGAACCCATGATTAAAGACACGAACCCACGGGAGTTCTTCGTCTTTGGGTGCAGGTAAAAACCTAATGACTGCATATCCATTAGATGCCTTATCCAATTCTGGCTTCCAAATTCGGTCGTCTTTGTATGACTCACTCTTCTTTGAGAGTTTGTCTAATTCGCCAGTCAACTTCTCGAAACTGGACATTGAACTACTTTTCATGTTTTCAAATGACATATGTTTTCTCCTATATGTGCGTAGTGTACGATGTGTTACAATATGTATTATACCTCAAGAATGACCCATGTCAAACAGGTAATCCTGAGATTTTGAATTTATTTTTCTTTTTATATTCTTTCTTTGTGTAAAAGGCGTCTCCCCAGGCATTGGCGACATTTACTGTTTCGACTCTCTTAAAGCCATATTCCCCTAAAAATTTATCTAACTCATCTACCTTGGCACAATCTTGATACACATCAACAAAATTAACTTCGGTGAAAATGTAATCTACACATTTCAGAGTTTCTTTGGCTCCATTAAACACTTCTAATTCATATCCTTGAACATCAATCATAATGAAATTAAAATCATCTGTGTTGATGTTGTTTTCAGAAACGTAATTATCAAGAGATGTTTGTGAAACGGTGGCTTCTTCGTTAAATTCTATGCCGGGATATAGTTGAAGATGTATTTGAGGTTTTAGTAGAGAACAAGACATCCCATTATTTGCAGTTTCAACATACATTGTCTTTTCTGCATCTTCTGACCCTAAAGCAATATTTTCTGTTTTTACATTAAATCCATCTGAATCGTAAGACTCTATATTTTTAAGAAGTTTTTCATAATTAGAAGGTAGGGGTTCAAAGAATATGTGATTTTTAACACCCATGTCTCTGAACGATTTATATTCTTGTCCATGATGTGCGCCAATGTGCCATACACCTTTTACGTCAAGTTCTACATCATCAATATCAAATAGCATAATATATCCTTACACTGGTAATTTTGAAAATTTAGGAAGGAGATTGGTATTTTCACCTTCACTTTGAATTTTTTCAATAATTGGCTGAGAGATCAATTTCGCGCCGGCGCGAAGATCGATGTTGTGACGAATACAAGCCTCAATTACAGCCTCAATATACCCATCACATTCTTTTAAATTTTCTTCTACCGACTGGCAAAATTCTAATTCCGAGACATCCATATATGATCTCCTATAAATATATAGGTGCATGTTACTACAATTAAACACAATGTCAACTACTTATACATAATAATGATGATAAAGATATTATAGGAGAAGTGTCATGCCAAAACAAGGCGGAGTTCAACTTTCGGCGGCCGCAGGAACCAGTGGTGCCATGATCGCTACAGAAACCTTTCTAACCGGCACGGGACTTGGGCTA